ATAGTCTTAGATAATTTTAATCGGAGACTATTTTATGGCTGTACCTAATTCCAGAGATACATTAATCGATTATTGCAAACGAAAACTTGGTGATCCAGTTCTCGAAATTAATGTCGATGAAGACCAAATCGAAGATCGTATCGATGAAGCCTTGCAATATTGGCAAGAGTATCATTATGATGCGACTGTGCGAGGTTATGTAAAGCATTTAATTACTGCTACCGATAAAACAAATGAATATATTACTGTACCTAGTAATGTATTATTTGTTAATAAAATGTTTCCAATATCTTCAGCATTTGGTACTTCAACTAATTTCTTTGATATTAAGTATCAAATGATGTTAAATGATATTGCTGACTTGCAAAATTTTGCTGGAGATCTTGCGTATTATGAGCAAATGCAACAATATTTAGCTATGCTAGATTCAAAATTAAATGGTTTGCCACAAATTCAATGGCAAAGACATGGAAGTAAATTATTTATCTATGGTGACTTTGTTGATGATGATTTGCAGATTGGAGAATATTTAATTTTAGATGTTTATAGCGCTGTAGATACTGCAGCTAATACAACAGTTTGGAATGATTGGTGGTTAAAAGATTATGCCACTGCACTTATTAAGCAACAGTGGGGCATGAATTTATTAAAGTTTGAAGGAGTACAATTACCTGGAGGAGTCACTTTTAATGGAAGACAATTATATGATGATGCCAATGCAGAAATCGAGAGACTAAAAGAGCGTCTACACGAAGATTTCTCATTTGGTGCACCCTTGATGGTGGGATAAATGGCTCGTAACTTTTACTTCTCCGAAAAAGTAAGATCAGAAATGACCTTATATGAGAACCTCGTAATTGAGGCTCTTAAGATATATGGTCAAGATGTTTATTATATTCCTCGTGATATTGTAAATTATGATACTATTTTTGGCGCAGATGTAGAATCGTCTTATAATTCATCACACAAAATAGAAATGTATATAGAGAACGTAGCTGGATTTGAAGGCGAAGGTGATCTATTTACTCGTTTTGGTGTTGAAATTAGAGATGAGGCAACGTTTATTGTTTCACGAAATAGGTGGGAAAATCAAGTAAAAAGATATGATAATGACATGACCGCAGTAAGGCCAGAAGAAGGAGATTTAATTTATCTTCCGCTTACTAAGAAAATGTTTCAAGTTATGCATGTTGAGCATGAACAACCGTTTTATCAAATTGAAGATATTCCTGTATATAAATTACGTTGTCAGCTGTTTGAATATAATGGCGAAGATTTTGATACCGATAACGTGGAAATTGATGCAATTGAAAGAAGCGGATCTCATACGCACGTTCTTACACTACAAGCTCCTAAAAATGCAACAGCAACAGCGAGTATTACATAATGGGTATAGTTAATAGTCTTACACTTGTCGATTCAGGAACATATTATACGTCAAATCCGACGATAATAATTGATGCGCCATTTTATGATAGTGCTAATTTAGCAGCAATTGATAGTTCATTTGCAAAATTTGGTGTAGGATCTTTATTGCATGATTCTACAGGAACTTCAAAATCAATAATGGGATCGATCGATAGTGACTATGGGCAAGACTCAAATAGTTTTGTTATGCAATCATTCTGGATCTATTTAGATTCTGTGCAACCAAGAACTTTATTGTGGAATTCTGATTTTAGATTATATATCACAAATAATGATAGATTAGCAATTGCTTATAGAGTTGATTCAAGCCAGAAAGATTCAGCACAAACAGATAATATAGCTGCAACACGAATTAATTTACCGCTTCTAACAAAAAATAATTGGCATTTTGTTAAAGTAGAAACAAATCATAATGATTTAAGATTATCAATTGATAACCAATCAGCAGCCGTAGTTGCAATGGGAGTATCAACAAATAATCAATTCTTTTATGATTCAGGAGACACTATTAATATTGGTTATGATTCTACAAATATATCACCAAATCCAAAATTAGATTATGGAGGAGGAACATTTGCATTAGATTCAAATCTAAATAAATCATTTACTGGCAGATTAGATAATTATCAATTTACTGTAAAATCTGGTAAGGTTGCATTTACTCCAACTACTGTACAAGATTCTGGAGATGATTTTTATGAAGGGGTAACACCAGTTATTAATCAACAATTTGATTATAAAAGAGCTACAGGAAGAGCTCTTATTGATTCTTCAAGTAATGAAGTAAATCAAATTATATTAGATAGTGGAGGATTTGGTTATACTACTATTCCTAACGTGACATTTGTTGGAGGAAATACAACAATTGATAGTAATTATAGGGTTGGAGATAATATTAGGCAAGTATTACCAACCACTACAATTCGAGGAGAAGTTACTGGATATAGATTAGATTCTAATGGAGATTCCAATAGATATTTGTTTTTGACTCATGTTGGTGCAGATAATGGAGCATTTAAAGAATTTATAATAAATGGAGATGTAATAAATACTACATTAAATAGTCCAAGTGGTTTATATACTACTGCCGTTTCGGAAGAAAATCGTATTTCAAATAATGAACAAAATATAGATTTTTCAACAATATCTGATGATTTCTTAGATTTTTCTGAAGATAACCCATTTGGTGACACGGAGAATAACTAATGTTTAGTACGAAGTGCAAAGAACATTTAAAAGATGTAAAAGAAAATGGATTTCAACATATGATAGGTGCATTAATAATTGCAGTTAAATTGCAAATTCTAGTGCCAATTTTAATTGTACATGCTATTGTGCCATGTCTTTTTACAAAGACTGCTAGCGATATGATGAAAGATATATTGGAGAACCGTTAATGTTTGGTACATATTTCTACCATAGTAAGACTAGAAAAGCAGTTGCTATATTTGGTAGATTGTTTAATAACCTGTACGTTCTTCGTAAGAATGCAGCTGGTGCTACAATTAGTACTGTTAAGTTGCCATTGGCTTATGCGCCAAAAGAAAAATATTTAGAAAGAGTACGAGAAAACCCAGACTTACAAGATGGAGGAGAAAAGGTAGCTATTAAGTTACCAAGAGCATCATTTGAAATTACTGGAATACAATATGACACAACTCGTCAATTAACTAAGTTAAGTAATTTTTCTCAGCCTGGCAGTGCTGTCACTAAACGCACAAAGATGTATTCTCCGGTGCCATATAATATTACATTCACATTGAACATATATGCTAAGGCTCATGATGACGCGTTGCAAATTGTAGAACAGATATTACCAACATTCAATCCGCAATATACTGTTACTATAAAGCCGTTTTCTTCAAAATACCCTGACTTTGTTGAAGACATACCAATTATTATACAAAGTGTTGATTTTACCGATGATTACGATGGATCATTGCAATCACGTAGAACAATTATATACACTATAAGTTTTGAAATGAAATTACAATATTATGGACCGTTAGAAGCAGAAAGTGCAGTTATTACGCAATCACAGGTTGATCTATTTACAGACCTGGCATCAATAAACGATTCAGCATCTCGAACCGAAAGAATTACATCTACGCCAACACCGATAGGCGTAAGCGCAGATAGTGATTTTGGTTTTAATACTATTGTCTCATAGGAGAAATAAATGGCAATTACAAAAAGACTTGTAAAGGGAAGTGAATTAACTCACGCTGAGCTTGATGCTAATTTTACTGATCTTGAAGGTCAAATTACAACAGTTGAAAACAATTATTTAACGAAGGTTGATGCTAGCAATACGTATCTAACTTTGACTAGTGCAGGAACTACATATATAAGTCTAGCAACTTTAAAATCAGTGACAGCTGCAAGTGCTGACTTTGCAGATTTCCAAACACGGATAGCAGCCTTATAATAGGTAAATATAATGAGTGACAATCCAGATAATTTAAAAAATGATTACGAGTATTCTCGTCAAACGTATTACGAACTTGTAGAAAAAGGTAAAGATGCCTTAGAGTCTATGATCGAAGTAGCCCGAGAAAGTGAACATCCAAGAGCGTATGAAGTTTTAGCTGGATTAATTAAAAATACATCAGATGTTAATGACAAACTGATGGATTTGAACAAAAAACAAAAGGACTTGTTGCAAAAAGCAGAAGAAGAAGCAAAACAGCCACAAATTGGTCAACAGACTAATAATGTTTTTCTTGGCTCTACTGCTGATATACAACGCCTTCTACAGAATGGAGATGATATAGTTGATGTTACGCCAGAACGAGACGTATCTAGGGAATCCTAATGTAAAAAGAGATGGCGTTCAACAAGCATGGACCCCGGAGCTTTTACGTGAATATAAAAAATGTATGGTCGATCCAATACACTTTGCAGAGACATATGTCAAAGTTATATCGCTCGACGTTGGCCTTGTGCCATTTAATTTATACCCGTATCAAAGAGAAATGTTCAATCATTTTGATTCGAATCGATTCTCTATTATCTTGGCTTGTCGACAATCTGGCAAGTCTATATCAGCTTGTGCTTATTTATTGTGGTATGCTCTTTTTCATACTGAAAAAACAATTGCAATCTTGGCCAACAAGGGTGCAACTGCAAGAGAAATGCTGTCGCGCATTACGCTCATGCTCGAAAACATTCCTTTCTTTCTTCAGCCTGGATCAAAATCACTCAATAAAGGTACTTTGGAATTCAGTAATAATTCCCGTATTGTCGCTGCTGCTACTTCCGGTAGCTCTATTCGTGGCATGTCAGTTAACCTTCTTTATCTTGACGAGTTTGCTTTTGTTGAAAGGGCTGCAGAGTTTTATACCTCCACGTATCCGGTTGTTTCAGCAGGTACAGACACTAAAGTTATCATTACATCAACAGCTAACGGGATTGGTAATCAATTTCACAAGGTTTGGGAAGGAGCTATCCAAGGAATAAACGAATATAAAAGTTTTCGTGTTGATTGGCATGATGTTCCTGGCCGCGATGACGAATGGAGAATTCAAACAATTGCAAATACCAGTCAATTACAATTTGATCAAGAATTTGGCAATACGTTTTTTGGAACCGGTGATACACTAATTAATGCAGAAACATTAATGGGATTGAGAGCTAAAAATCCTATTCGCACATTAGAAGGTGGTCTCTTAAAGATTTATCAAGAGACTAAAGAAAAGCATGCCTATATTATGACTGTAGATGTGTCGAAGGGAAGAGGTCAGGATTATTCTACTTTTACCTTAATCGATATTAGCGTTACCCCGTTTGCACAGGTTGCTGTATACCGCAACAACACTATCTCTCCTTTACTCTTCCCAAATATTATATATAAATACGCGAAATCCTACAATAATGCTTATGTAGTAGTAGAATCAAATGATCAAGGCTCTCTAGTATGTAATGGATTATGGCATGATCTTGAATATGAAAATGTACATGTTGAATCTGCTATAAAAGCAAATGCATTAGGAATCGAAATCACTCGAAAAACAAAAAGATTGGGTTGCTCAGCAATTAAAGATATTGTTGAAACTAATAAACTTGATATTGTTGACGAACAAACCATATTAGAAATGTCTACGTTTGAAGCTAGGGGTCAATCATATGAAGCATCTGATGGTAACCACGATGATTTAATGATGAATTTAGTTTTATTTGGATATTTTAGTACTGGTGGTTATTTTCATGATATGACAAATATTAATATGAAAAAAATGATGTTTGAAGATAGAATGAGAGAAATAGACGAGGATATAGTTCCTTTTGGCTTTATAGATGATGGTACAGATTATATGAATCAATTAGATCAAGAAGATAGAAATAGTGAATGGGCCATTGAATACGATCCAAATTTGTAATATTATAAATAACACTGTAAATTGACTGTTCGTATTATGATTCATATAATTTTAACAAGGAAGATAAAAAAATGGCACTAGGTACACCGTCTGAATCACCAGCGGTTGTTGTCAAAGAGATAGATCTGACTGGTGGCGTTCCAAACGTTCAGTCAACTACTGGCGCAATCGTAGGGAATTTTCGGTGGGGTCCAGTCGGAGAAAGAGTACGAGTAGCTAACGAAGCTGAGCTAGTAAGCAACTTTGCCTCACCTGACTCTGACAACACCATCGATTGGCATTCAGCAGCTTATTTCCTCCGCTATTCAAGCTCAATGCTTGTTGTGCGTGAGGCAACTGCAGCTGCAAAAAATGCTTACTCCTCAACCATGCAGGGTCCCGCTAAAATAGCTAGTTTTAGTGGAGTTCCAACTGTAAATAACGAAACCGCTTTCGAAGCCCAAGAAAATAGCTTGGACTCAGATCGCCACACATTTGTAGCACGATACCCAGGAGATCTTGGTAACAGTATTTCTGTTAACTTGCTTCCGGCTGTTGATTCTGCAGGACGCTTCACAAATTGGGCGTATGCAGGTAACTTCGATGGCGCGCCTGGAACATCGCCATTTGCGACTGATGTAAATGCTACAAACGACGAAATGCATGTTGTAGTTATTGACCAAGAAGGTTTGTTGACTGGAACAAGAGGTCAAGTTCTCGAAACTTATCCTTTCGTATCAGTAGCGCAAAACGCTACAAATCCTGATGGTACAACAAACTTTGCAAAATCGATTATCAACACAAGATCTGAATATGTCTACATGGTAGATTTTGATTCAGATATGAAACAAACTGCAGGTACCGCCGCGGGCGCAGCTGCTGTTTCTGGTTCAAACTTCTTAATTAATAACCACACATCTGGTCATGCCTATAACTTTGACTCTGGTGTAAATTCTGGTATTTTAACAACTACAGAAGTTTTGAATGGTCATGATCTTTTCGAAGATAGAGATATTGTCGAAGTTGATTTTATGATTTCGCCAAGCATGAATAGCCGCACTGATCACACTACAGTTGTTAACGATCTCGTTACAACAGCACAATCACTAAGAAAAGATTGTGTAGTATGCGCATCACCTGCACGTACTGATGTAGTTGGTTTGACTAATGCAGCTACCATTACAACAAATATCACTACAACTGCCGCATCTTTCACGAATTCTTCATACTTAGTTATGGATGGAAACTTCTTGAAAGTTTACGACAAGTTTAATGATCAATACATTAATATTCCGGCTGCTTCAAGTACAGCAGGTATTATGGCTGCTACTGATCTTAATCGTGCACCTTGGTTCTCGCCAGCTGGTTCACGACGTGGTCAATATCTTGGAATCACTGCACTCGCATGGACTCCAACCAAACAGCAGCGTGATTCTCTGTATAAAGCAAGCGTAAATCCAGTTGCTAATATTCCAGGTCAAGGCTCATTGCTATTCGGTGATAAGACGAAACTTGGTAGACCATCAGCATTCGATCGTATCAATGTACGTAGATTGTTCTTGGTACTTGAGCGAGCAATCGGTAGAGCAGCTGAGCAAGCACTATTCGAATTCAACGATGAATTCACTAGAGCAGAATTTGTTAATATCGTAGAGCCAGTACTAAGAGAAGTACGCGGTCGGCGAGGTATCTCAGACTTTAGAGTTGTCTGTGATGAAACAAACAATACTCCGGCAATCGTTGACAGAAACGAATTCATAGCGAACATCTTCATCAAGCCAGCACGTTCGATCAATTACATCACACTTAATTTTGTGGCTGTAAGATCTGGTGTTGACTTCGAAGAAGTTGTTGGCACGGTTTAAGGAGGTAACGAACAATGGCTATTCTCGGCGTAGATGACTTCAAGTCAAAACTGAGAGGCGGCGGTGCTCGTCCTAACCTCTTTAAGGCTACTATTAATTTTCCTGGTTACGCAAACGGTGATGCAGAATTGACATCATTCTTGTGTGAAACTGCACAGTTACCAGGCTCCACAATGGGACAAATTATTGTACCATTCCGCGGTAGACAATTAAAAATGGCCGGTGATCGTACATTCGATGCATGGACAGTAACAATCATTAATGATACTGACTTTGCAATTCGTGATGCGATGGAAAGATGGATGAACGGTATGAATGCACAT